AATTTATGGCATCAACATTTACACCTTTAGGGGTAGAACTTCAAGCAACTGGTGAAAACGCCGGTACATGGGGAACAAAAACTAATACTAATTTACAAATCATAGAACAGATAGCCGGTGGCTTTACTCAACAAGCATTAACAAGTGGTGGAACAGTAACACTAGCTGTTTCAGATGGGTCAACTGGTGCTGTAATGTCTCACAGAGTGATAGAATTTACTGGATCCTTATCTGGTAATGCAGTTGTTACAATTCCTTTAGATACACAAAATTTTTATCTTTTAAGAAATTCTAGTTCTGGTTCTTATACGGTTCAGTTTAAATATGCGTCTGGATCAGGGAGTTCTGTAACTTTTTCTGCTACAGATAAAGGAGATAAACTAGTTGTTGCAAAAGCTAACGATGGAACTAATCCTGATATTGTAGAAATATCATTAGCTACAGCAGGCACAGTAACAGAGACTGGAACACAGACTTTAACAAACAAAACATTAACATCACCTAAAATAGGGACATCTATTTTAGATACAAATGGCAATGAATTATTTTTACTAACAGCCACAAGTTCTGCAGTTAATCAATTAACATATGCGAACGCAGCTACAGGAAACAAACCATCTCTTACTGCATCTGGTGGTGACACCAATATTGGCGTATCTATACAACCAAAAGGTTCAGGAACAGTCACTATTGATGCTTTGACATTTCCAGCGGCTGATGGTACTAGTGGCCAAATATTACAGACCGATGGTTCTGGAAATTTAAGTTTTGTAACATCAAGTGGTATATCAATGGGAAAAGCTATTGCAGCGGCGATAGTTTTCGGTTAAAAGGAGCATAGGAGAATAAAAAATGGCAGCACCAAATATAGTAAATGTCACAACGATTAACGGTAAATCAGCAGTGGCTGATTTAAGTACAACTTTGACAACAACTTTATTGACTGCAGCAGCAGATCAAGTTAATAAAATTAATCTAATCAGAGTTACGAACGTAACAGATAATGACGCAACAGTTACAATTGATTCAGAAGTTTCAGGAACACACAAAGAACTAGCTGATGAACTTACAGTTCCAGCTCACGCTTCAGTTGACGTGATAGATAAAAACTCATCTTTCTATTTACAAGAAACTGATCTTATCAGAGGCGGAGCATCAGCAGCATCAACACTAGTAGTCACAATATCATACGAACTGATAGACGACGCGTAGGAGGACTAACCGATGTCGGACAGTTATCCTAGACGAGACCAAGCCCGAGGGATTTGGAAAATCAATGACATTACCAAAAATATAAAAGAAGATGGGACTTATCCATCTGGTGCAACCACAGGACTATTTGCAGGTGGAGACACACCTAGTAATATTAGTACAATTGATCAAATAACAATCGAAAACGCAGGTAACGCAACTGACTTTGGAGATTTAGCAACTTCTGAAACGCAAGGTGGTGGGAATTTTTCATCTTCTTTTGTAAGAGGTATATTTGGAATAGGAGTTACACCTTCTAGTACAAATGCCTTAAATTATGTTCATTTTAAATCTCAAGGAAACGCAGCAGATTTTGGAGATAAAACAAATAGTGTGTCTGGTTTTGCTGGGACCTCAAATAATGTTAGAGCTATATGGGGTGGTGGTTATTCTAGAACTAATGTTATGGATTTTGTAACTATTGCAACTTTAGGTAATGCTACAGATTTTGGAGATCTAACTGTTGCTCGTGGAGGAATTGGATCAGCTAATAGTCCAACAAAAGCATTTTTTTATGGAGGAAATAATCCATCAGATAATTCTGTAAATACTATAGATCAACATGATTTTTCTTCTACTGGTAACGCTGTAGATTTTGGTGACTTATCACAAGCAGTGCAAAATTCAGGTTCTGCTTGTAGTTCAACAAGAGGTGTTGCAGCAGGTGGTTTAATTCAATCTAGTGGTAGTGGTCCAGCTACAGATATTATTCAATATTATGAATTGGGTAGTAAAGGAGATGGAGTAGATTTTGGAGATCTTGCAGCAGCAAAAAATTCTAATTACGGAACATCTAATCAAGTAAGAGGAGTTTTTGCTGGAGGACAAACACCTAGTATTATTAATGTTATAGAATTTATTACCATTGCAACAAGAGCAAATGCAACTGATTTTGGAGATTTAACAGTTGCATCAAGAAATAAAACTCCAAGTTCAAATAATCATGGTGGCCTACAAGAATTTCATCCAAGAGCCCCGGAACTTTATTCACCAACAGGTAAAGTGGTTGATCAACCTGGAGACATAGGAATATTTGGAGGAGGAGATGCTCCATCTAATTCTAAAAGTGTTGAGTTTATACAAATTACTAACACAGGAAATGGAGTAAGCTGGGGTGATTTAATTCAAAATATAGATGACTGTAACGCAGTAGCTAATGGTTCAAGATATTTAATGGCAGGAGGAGACACACCAACATATCAAACTCAAATACAGCTAACACAAGTTTCAACAAAAGGAAATTTTTCTAATTTTGGTGATTTAACTGCTTCAAAAGGAGAGTTTAGCACTGTTGCAAGTAATACAAGAGGTGTATTTGGTTCAGGTTATGATGGTTCAACTGTTAGAAATGTAATTGACTATATTACTTTTGCAACAATAGGAAACGCAACAGATTTTGGTGATCCATCAGTTGAAAGAGGAGGTTCTGCTGGAATGTGTTCTCCAACAAGAGGTTGTTTTTCAGGTGGGTTTGGACCTGCTCCATCTTATACACAAACAAATGTAATTGACTACATTACAATTGCATCCACAGGGAATGCCACAGATTTTGGTGACGCAACAGTATCAAGAGATTCACCAACTGGAACATCGTCTGCAACTAGAGGTGTAGCAGGAGGTGGAACAACTGGATCAAATACTAACGTAATAGATTATATTACAATAGGATCAACTGGTAACGCTACAGACTTTGGCGATTTAACAACTGCTAGAAATAAATTACAGTCAGGATCCAATAAATTAAGAGCAGTATTTGCAGGTGGTATTACTCCTAGCACTGTAAACACCATGGATTTTATAACCATTGCATCAACAGGTGATGCTACTGATTATGGTGATTTAACTGTTGCAAGAACAAGATTTGGTGGAGATTCGAACGGACACGGTGGACTTTCGTAAGATTCTATAGTATAAAATCCACAACATGATCATATACATGCTAAACTATAAAGGAGAAAAATATGTCATCTAAAGATCTGGTAATACAGAAACTATCAAACTCACCACTGGTCAAGAAAGAGTATAAACAGATGTTGACCAATATCAACGCAACACTGCCGGCAATAAAACAATCAAGCTCAAATTTTTATAAATCACATTCACAGTTTATGGGTGTTATGCTAGATGTTACAGCAATCACACCTATCAGATCGGTTAAACACACACTAGCTGAATTAGATAAAACCAGGATGGCCTTGGAAGAGGCACAGCTTAAAATGATGAAGAAGGATATAGAACTTCGTCAGAAAGAGAAACAACTGGCTGATGGAGATTTTAAAGATGAGCTAGAGAGAGAACTATTAGAAACTGAGATTTTAGAGGTCAAAGTAAACATGAATAATATACAAAACTCAGTATCTGGTGCCATCAGGAAGATGAACTTCTTTACCAATCAGTACAAGAGTATCTTGAAGAAGCTGGGTAAAGATGATATCACAGAGGAAGAGTACGAAAAAGAGGAGGCTAGATATCATGTGATGACCTGCATGAAACAGGCTCTGAATGCTGCCCGTGCTAGAGGTGGAGTTATTGACGAAGGAAACTTGATTTATCTCTTCGATATGGGTATAAATAGTGCTCAGGCACAAGCTGAAATCTATGCTTATTTGGAAATGGAAAATAAGTTAATGAAGGAAGGCAAAGCGCCTACCCACGAAATGACCATGCAATGGTTAGAAGCGTGCGCTGATAAATTCTCTGGTGAATCTGTAAAATTCGCAGAGCGAAGAGGATTTAAGTTGTACGATGAAGAGTCGCTCAATACTAAACTGTTAGATAATAAGGAGAAACCAAATGGCAAACAAGATAGTTAAATATCAATTAGAAGCAAATGGAACAATTCCAACATGGATAGATGATGGTGGATATTATCCTGATCCTTCTGAAATTATGATAGGTGCAACGGTTGATGGTTCGAACGAAACTGGACTTGGTGAACTTGCAAGTGAGGCAGATGTGAAAACGTATTTAGATAGTTATACATCTACTTGGACTGAAGAAGATCTTAATAATCCAGGTGAAGATGTACCATTCGATCAAGCACAAGCAGCAGCCGGTATCTGGTCTAAAAAGATAGGTTAGTAAATGGCTAACTACCCGCAACTAGACGACGCTAGAGGCGTTTGGAAACTGCATGAAGTTTATGATGCGGTTATGGGTGGGTATTGGCCGAATGCAA